ACTAATGGCAAAATCTCGTACCTAGGAAATCCATATGAGATGTTCTGGAGTGATGTGAATGATGCTCGCGGATTTCATATTTTTGATACAGAGACATTAGAAAGAACTCCAGTTAATAATCCTCACAGAATGTTCTATAACATTTACTATGAGGACACTCCACATCAAACCTTTGATACTAGAGAATATGAAAACAAAATTGTAAAGGTAATTGTTCGCAAAAAAACTGATACTAAGAATTTCGAAAAGTTTATAGACAAACTTTATTCATCAGGTATTGCTGAATTAAAAGTTGTTGAAAACTTTGACTTTAGTGGATGGTATGATAAGGAAATTGACCTGGTTGAATCTGAGGATACGATGTCAATACTGAATAGATATATTGAAGAGGCAGAGGTTCCTCTTGATAAATCTTTGATTCAAAAAATTATGAACGAAGTTTATCAGGAAGCATGTGAGTTAGTGTAATGTATATCTTAACGATCTACGGTAAAGAAACAGAAGGAGCATATTCTGTAAAAGATGATGATGGAGAACAAATATTATATTTGTTTGAAGAAGAGGACGACGCGACAAGATATGCTATGATGCTTGAAGATGATGGTAGTCCAGACATGCACATCATCGAAGTAGAAGATGAGATAATGATCAAAACTTGTGAGATGCATGACTATAATTATGCAGTGATCACAAAAAACGACCTTGTAATTCCTCCAGACGCTAGTCATGATTTTGTTTGAAAAGATTCGTTGGAAAAACTTTTTATCAACGGGCAATCAATTTACTGAATTTTCACTTAATGAGAACTCTACTAATTTAATCATTGGAACAAATGGTGCTGGTAAATCAACAGTGCTTGATGCTTTAACATTTTCATTGTTTGGAAAACCTTTCCGTAAGATTAATAAACCCCAACTGATTAACTCAGTGAACGAGAAGGATTGTAAGGTAGAGGTTGAATTTGCAATTGGTGATACGAATTGGAAAGTGGTTCGTGGAATTAAACCTGCTGTGTTTGAAATCTATAGGAACGGTTCTGTAATGGACCAGTTTGCTGCTGCTTTAGATCAACAGAAATGGTTAGAACAGAGTGTCTTGAAGATGAACTACAAGTCATTTACCCAGATTGTAATTTTGGGTAGTAGTACCTTTGTTCCTTTCATGCAACTTCCTGCAAACAGTAGGAGAGAAGTGATTGAAGATTTATTGGACATCAAAATCTTTTCTTCCATGAATAGTATTCTTAGGGATAAAATTCGTATAGTGAAAGAAGATATTAAAGTTCTTTGTTTGAAAAAAGAGTCTTTAACAGACAAAGTTCAAATGCAAGAAAACTTTATTGAGGAGTTAGAGAATCAAGCAGCACAAAATATTGAAAGTAAAAAGAAGAAAGTAACTGAACTTCTTACTGAAGCAGATTTGTATATGAAACAAAATGCTATAACAGAAGAAAATATTTTTAGTCACACAAAAGATCAAGAATGTGTCACGGGTGCTACAGATAAACTTCGTAAACTTGGTAACTTAAAAGGAAAGATTTCGCAAAAAGTATCTACCATTACTAAAGATCATAAGTTCTTCACTGAAAATACAGTTTGCCCTACCTGTAATCAAGAAATTGAAGAGACTCTTAGAATAAATAGAATTAATGACGCTCAAACTAAAGCAAAAGAGTTGCAGTCTGGTTATAAAGAACTAGAGGAAGCAATTAAAGGGGAAGAAGAGCGAGAGCGTCAATTCACTATTCTATCAAAGGAGATCTCTAAACTCAATAATGATATTTCTCAGAACAATGCTAGGATTTCTGGATGTCAAAGACAAATCAGAGATCTGGAATCGGAAGTTCAAAACCTTGCCGATCAACTTGCAAACAGAAATACTGAACATGAAAAGTTAGAGACCTTCAAGGATAATCTAAAAACTACATACGACGAGTTATCTTCAAAGAAGGATACGATTAGTTATTATGACTTTTCGTATAGTCTACTTAAAGACGGTGGAGTAAAATCCAAAATCATTAAGAAGTATCTTCCTCTGATTAATCAGCAGGTGAACCGTTATCTACAGATGATGGACTTCTATATTAACTTCACACTTGATGAGGAGTTTAACGAAACCGTTCAGTCTCCAATACATGAAGATTTTTCTTATGCTTCTTTCAGCGAGGGAGAGAAGATGAGAATCGATCTATCACTCTTATTTACCTGGAGAGAGGTAGCAAGGATGAAAAACTCTGTCAATACTAATCTATTGATTATGGATGAAGTATTTGATAGTTCTCTTGATGGGTTTGGAACAGAAGAGTTCCTTAAGATTATTAAATATGTTGTGAAAGATGCAAACATCTTTATTATCTCTCACAAGACTGGTCTGGAAGATCGATTTGATAATGTGATGAGATTTGAAAAAGTTAAAGGATTTAGTAGGATGGTATCATGAAAGTCTTAGTTACAGGTCATAATGGTTTTATTGGTCGTAATGTTTTTCAAGATTGGCAACAGACTTTAGGTTTTGTAAATGTTGATGGCATTGACTATCCTGATGATATTGGAGACTTTTCTGGTGGTAATTATGATCTCGTCATTCACCTTGCAGCGTATGCTGATATTAGAGAGAGTCTAAAAGAACCAAAACTTTATTATGAGAACAACGTAGTCAAAGCAAAGAAGTTGTTTGAGTGGTGTAGAAAAACCAACACAAGACTTCTGTATGCCTCTTCAAGTGCAGTAGAAGAAGATTACTGGGAGAATCCATATGCTATGACTAAATGGATTAATGAAGTTATGGCTCCTCCAAATTCAGTTGGTATGAGGTTTACAACAGTTTATGGTCCTAACAGTCGTCCTAATATGATGTATAGAATGCTTGAGGATAAGACTGCAAAATATGTCACGAATCATAAACGTGATTGGATTCATGTTAAAGATGTATGTCGTGCTATTCATTACCTGGCATCGTCTAGTATCACTGGTCCTGTGACAATTGGAACAGGTAAGTCGGTGTCTGTCAAGAAACTCGCTGAAGTAATGAATATGGGTCACCTGCCTCTTGTAGAGGATACTCCTGGCGAAAGAATGGACAATCAAGCAGATATCTCAAGACTTAAGAGTATTGGATGGTTTCCCACTGTAGATATTTTTGATACTGTTTAATGCCAGTCTATCGTCATACTATTAGAAACTTTCCTGATCCTGAAAAAAAGTTTCTTTTTATTCATATACCAAGAACTGCAGGAAGATATTTTACAGAAAATATCAAACTTAATAATTTTGAGTTAGAAAGTCAGTTTATTTGGAAAAGTGTTGATGGTATTGAACCCGCACACTTTCATAAAGAGTTGTATGAAAAGCACTTTGACGTTTCTAATATTCCTCACATTACAGTTGTAAGAAATCCTATCGATAGATTTATATCAACCTCTATCTTTCTTACAAGAATGTATGGTGATGATATTCAAGAAGTTATGGAAGATCCTATGATGTTTGGTATGATGCTTGAGAACTTTCCACTTACTGAAGGTGCTAACTGGTTTAGACCACAAATGGATTTCATTTCATCTCAAACAAACATCTGGAAACTAGAGTGGGGATTTGATGATGATTTTGAAAAATGGATGAGTGAGACACTTGATATAGAATTTGTGATGAAAGATGTGCCATATAAAAAACTGTCTACTAATGAAACTAAAAAGTTAGTAAGGACTGATAGACTGATTGACAATATTAAACAACTTTATGTAAAGGATTTTGAAGTTTTATATCCAGAGGGTTAATCTAACAAAAACTTCATTAAGTTAGCATACGAACACTAAATAATAACAGAATTGGAGAAATGGATGAATTAAACTCCCTATATTATTTTATTCATGAGGAGGAGATCATGCACAATCTAGTATCATTTAATCAATTAGCAGACTGGACTAGAAGTCTTAAAAAACTTAGTCATACTCTAGAAACTACAATAGAGGAGAGCGATCAAATCAACGATTACTACGAATGTTTAATCGACTGTAGCGACAATCAGGCAACATGTAAACGAATTTGCAGAACAATTCTAACCTGACCGAGACCAACCAATTGGAGAACTGTCACCTAATACCCCCGCCATAAGGTGGGGGTTTGGTATTATAGGGGTATCGACAGAAAACGCATGACTGTTAAGCACGAAATCAAATCTCAACTCGCTAAACTTCTTGCCACTGAAGATTTGATTGTGGAACATAAGCAATGTGAAACTGCTTGCTTCAACGTTCACACCCGTGTCTTGACTCTTCCTATGTGGGAAAAGGCAAGCAATACTGTATATGACCTCTTGGTAGGACATGAAGTTGGTCACGCACTCTTTACCCCTGATGAAAACTGGTTGGAGAAGGTAGCAGTTCCTCCCCAGTTTGTGAATGTGGTTGAGGATGCTCGCATTGAAAAGATGATGAAGCGCAAATATGCCGGACTAGCAAAAACTTTCTACCATGGCTACAAGGAATTACAAGAAGAGGACTTTTTCTCTATATCTGACAGCAATGTTGCTGATCTTAATCTTGCTGATCGTGCAAATCTATACTTTAAGATTGGTAATTTTATAGAGTGCTGCTTCGAAACACCTGAAGAAAAAACAATCATTCAAAAAATTTCTGAGACAGAAACGTTTGATGATGTATTGAGAGTTGCTGAAGAATTATATCTGTACTGTAAGAAGAAACAAGATGAGGACACAAAGAAACCTGATAATAAAATAGAGAATCAGCAACCTACATCAGAGATGATTGATGAAGATGTAAAAGATGAAGTTAAAGATGAATCTGATGATAAAGTAGAGGAATCTCAAGAACCTATTTCCTCTGATCAAAATTTGCAGTCAAATGTAAAAGATGATTTAAAAATAGAAACTGCCGATTCTCTTAGCGACAACATTAAAGATCTTATTAATCAGCATTCAAGTGAAACTGTTTATCTTGAAGTTCCAAAGGTCAATCTTGACACAGTGATTGCTAGTAACACTGATGTTCATGATTATATCAATTGGTGGTGGTCTCGTTATGATCAGTTTGAAACTCCTATTTTTTTAAATCCAGATCAAGAATTTGTTAAATTTAAACGTAATACACAGAAAGAAGTCAATTATCTAGTGAAAGAGTTTGAGTGTCGCAAAGCAGCAGACTCATATGCCCGTG